GACAACCGCTGGTCCTACTGGACCTTATAGTTTTTGGCCGCAAAGCGATTCGATTGATCGTCGCGCACCAGCGTGACGAGTGCGAAGGCGATCGTGCCCGCGGTCGGGGTGCCGATGGCGGTCATCAACAGCGACAGGTACCGCGGCTGTAGGTTGGCGGGGAACGCCGGCAGCCATGGGAACCGCGCCACGACCTGGTTGAGCGTGAGGCTGGCGATCGGAATCTGGCCCGTCTCCGCCAAGGTCGTCCAGGTGCCCGGCAGGTACGTCGGGGTACCGGCGTCTGGCGCGGCCTGGAGTGCGAAGTTGTAGGAGGTTGCCCCGAGAACGGCGGGGCCGAGCGCCACCATCAGCTCCGGCCGGAAGGTGCCGATGCCTTGATCGGTGCCGAAGGTCGTGGTGGTGCCGATGATGTTGGTCGGTGCCGTGCCTTGGCCCTGCCCGAGCAGGTCGATGACGCCGGACCGCACGGCGTTGCCAGACCCGCCGATCAGCGAGAGCGGCGCTCCGAGCGGCACGAACGACAAGAGTGCATCGATTCTCATGGGGTAGTTCCTTTCCTAAGCTCTATCTTCGTTCCGTTCGGATCAATGGTCCTGAGATCAGGTTACGCGGGATTCGCTGACGATAAGCTGATCGGAGATTTTCACCGGAATTCCGCGATAGTTATCCGTGACGCGGCCAGCGTAGTCCTCGAGGCGCAACAGCACGTTGCGATCGCGCATGGCCTGGACGTCCATCCAGTGGCGACCGGTTCGGTTGGTGTAGAACACTGGCCGAATTCCAGGGGCCGGATCGTTGGGGGCATCGGTCTTGGTAATTCCGGACGTTCCTTTGCCGAGATGCGGCGGGAACAGCATCATCTCCGCCATGGTGGCGAACAGGTCGAGTGCGTTCGGGCCGGCGAGGCCGGCGTTGGTCACGTCGATGTTCGGCACGCGGACGGCGTAGCGCCAATCCTGCGGGCAGATGCCGAGCTGCTGGCGGAACCACGAGGTGAACGCCTCGAACCGATTACCAACGGCGTCGAAGCCGGGGACGGTATCGCCCTTGTCTTCCATCGAGAGCCCGGCTTTGGAGCCGCGCGGGTAGAGCCCGAAGATGGTCCGCTCACCCCAGCAGATCAGCCAGAGCGAGAGATTGCTCGATCCGGTGCCGCCGCCGTCGATCACGTTCTGGGCGTTCTGGGCATTGGCCGTGTTCACCGTGTTGTAGAATGGCGAAAGGCCCATGAACTCGGCCGGCGTGAGCACGGTGTTGCCGTACCACGTGGTTTGTTCCATCGTCTGGCCCATGCCCTCGAGGAACGCGACGTCCTCGTTTTCACGGAACTGATCGATGTCGCCCGAGTCCTCGGCCAGCATCCTGTCGATCTGGCTGTAGTCTTCGAGCGAGCCCAGCGAGACGCGGGCCTTGGCGACCGTGCTCTTGGAGTATGGCACGCCCATGTTGTACTGGCGCCAGGCGCCGGCCGGGATCGATGTGCGGAACACGAATTCATGCCCGCCGATCTCGTTCGACTCGACCATCGGCATATCCTCGACAGTCTCGATGCTCTGCGAGAGCATTTCGGAGATATAGACCTGTTTCTGCGCGCCGTTGATGCGGCTGGTGAGATCCTGCAGCGTCGGCCACTGACCTGTTGCCATAGTAGTAGTTCCTTTCCTCTTTCAGCCGCTATTGTGCGCGGTTGGCTGTAGACCTCGGGTGATCGTAGAGAATTCTCTTGCGCGCGCCGTTCTGGCGCCCGTTGTCCGGCGGCGGCTGCGGATTGTCCGGTGGTAGACCGGGCTCGTCGAAATACCGCGCTGCGTTGTGCAGCATCCTCAGAAATACTGGATGGTCTCCGGCTCCTGTGACGCGCAGGAACGTGTCGAGCGCCTTGTGGTCGGCCGCGTATTCCTTGGTGCCTGGCTGTGCCGTCGATACCAGCATGTCTCGCATGCGGGCGATCGCGCCCATCGCGGTGTCGTGGCCGGCGCCCCCGATCTGGGCGTCACCCATGACGTCCTTCGCCCAGCCGTTGCGCGTCTCGTTGAATGCCTTGATCTGGTTTTTGAGCGTCTGATTGGCGTATTCCGTCATCGCGGCCGCGTGCATGTCGAGCAACTTCTGCCCTGCGTCCTGCGGGGATTTCAGCGCCTCCGTGAGCGCGCCGGAAAACTCGACCATTCTCGGATTGTCGGCGGTCGTGTCCTTGAGCGCGTCCGGCATCTTGAACTTGGCAAAATCGATGACATTCGTCGGCGCTGCGACTTCTGCCGGTTTGGCTGCCGCAACTGCTGGCTTCTCGGCGGACTTGGCCGCTTCTGCGGGTTTTGCCGCCTTATCGTCAGTTTTCGCCGCTTTGGGGTCGATTTCTGCCGGTTTGGCCTCTGGTTTCGCGGCATCCTTGGCCGCGGCGGCCTCTGCGGCCTTTTCGAGCATCGTAGGACGCTCGGAAGGCGGCACATTGAGGTCGTCGGCCGCCACTACGGGGGCTGCTGCTGGCTCATCGGCCTTCACCGGTTCGGCGGCTGGTGCCGGGGCGGCTACAGGCTCAGGTTGGGGTACCACAGCCGCCTCAGCGGGCGGCGCTGCGGCAATGGCGGCCACTGGGGTCGCTGCCGGGGCTACACCCAGGTCGAGTTGCGGTTGGGCTGCTGTTTTGTCGCCGTCAGCCATTAGCTCTCACCTTTGGCAGTTCGTGGCTCTGGCATCTTGACGAAGCGAGGGTCATTTTCCTCTTGCATGAGCCGGACACCCTCATGGTCGATGCGCTGCCAGCTGAAAAATACCCGAAGCCCGAGATCCTGCTCGCCGCGGGCGAACCATGTCGCCTCCGACTGAGGGAATCCGTTCGGGCCGCACGCAAATTTCGTCTCGAATGCGTGGGCGCTTTGAAGGATGCGCCAGAGCTCGCGCCGACCTGTCTTCGTGGCGAGGCAGCCACGCCAGAACGTAGCGCCTTCCTTGGCCTCGAGGCGGCTGCGCGTTCGTTGCTTGCGAACGCCACTCGGGCTGCCTGCGTCGACGAGGGGCTGCTCCTCGACGGGGAACAGGTCGTCATGAATTTCACTGTCTTGGCGCTGATCGTCATCTGCCATCTCACGCTGCCGCCCCGCTGGGGACGATCAGACCGCTGCGGCGCTTCTGGAAACCATCCGGCATGAGAACCTGGACCGGCCGTGTGTCGCGGTGCGGGGCTGGCGCGGCCTTCGGGAGGATCATCCCGGTGCGTTCAGTCTTTCGGGTGCGCAGATTCTCGGCCTGTCGCTGCCCGGCGCGGAGATTGTCCGCCAGCTTCATGAAAAGTGGATGGATGGTGCCTTCGCGGTGCGTCACGCGCTGTCCGCTCGGTAGCTTGTACCCGCGTAGCCAATCACCGGCTCGCTTGTGGACTTCCTCCATGAAGAGGCCGATCCGGAGCCATCGCGCGTCCTGCCGCCAGTATGCTGCCTGTCGGCATGCGCCCTCAAGCAGTTTCAACTCGGCGCGGAATTTTATGTAGGTGGGACCCTTCCTCGGCAATTTGGCGAGGTCTTCACAGTGCTGCGCCGCCAATTTGAAATTTTCGGCAAGGCACGAGAAGATTTCCGGCTCTGTGAGCGCGCTCATCCAGCATGTGTGCTGCGATCATCACGCGAACACAATACCTAGTTGCGGTCACTGGCAGTTTGCGGCAATATGTTCGGGCGTGGAGGACTTGCATGGCCGAAAACGAAAAGCCGCACCGATTGCTGTCCCGCAAGGAGGCGGCGATCTATCTTGAGACGATCGGTTGCCCGCGCATCTCGGTGCGTTCGTTGGAAAAGTGGGCGGCTAATAAGAACGCCGGCAATGGTCCGCCGTTCACAAAGATGCGGAAATCCGTCGGCTATCAGCGTGAGGACTTAGATCAGTGGGCGTGGCGAGAGGCGAAAAGGATTCTGTAACGCGGCCTATGGCTTCCCGTCGTTCGTCTTATCCTGCCCCTTCTTCAACGCCTCGTTCTCGGCCTTGAGCTTTGTATTCTCGAACGTGAGTTTTGACACCTGTCCGCGCGCGGCGCCGATCTGTTCGGTCGCCATTGCCGACTTTGCTTCTGATGCGGCAAGATTATCCATTGCCTGATTGCGCTGGGCTTGCAGGGCTGCAATAGCGGCTTGCATGAATGCTTGGTCAGGCTGTTGCTGCTGCGCAAGCGCCGGAGATGCAAGTGCTGCGACAATGACAAGGCTGATAAGAATTTTCATGTGTTCTCATGTTCTCCGTTACGACCAAGAAGTCTGGATTGCATTACGATATCGGGGTAATGACAAGTATGCCAGTCCCCGGCGAGCCTGTCGTGTTTCCGCCGCCAGCACCGCCCATCGATACAATCGTCGAAAACGGCACAGGGACAGCAGGCGCCCGCAATGATCCTGCATTGCCAAACGCAGTACCTGCCGGCAACTGCGCGCCCTGTTGCGCGTAGGCCTGTCCGAGCAGAAGGCCAAAGGCGATAAGGATTCGTAAGATAATCTTCATGGCGCGACCATGTAGCCGCCAGTCTGCGGAATGAGTTGGACACCACCAAAATCGGAGCCAACCGAATAGGGGCTTAAGCCATCGATAGTCTCTGCACCATTCGGAACGATGCTCATTGGATTGGTGTTTGCGTGCCCGGTCATGTCTTTGATGGTTATTGGAAGCGAACGTGATGCAGCCGCCACCGCGTCAATGGCCGTCGCGGTCATGTGACCGACCGCGCCATCGTCTGTCAGGTCGTGGGCGCGCTGGAACGCCTCGACGGCCGCTTCCGTTCCGTCGCCAAAGTCGCCATCGGCTGTAATTCCGAGAGCGGTCTGGATTGCCAGAACAGCGGCCTTGTTTCCTGATCCGACACGAACGACAGAGCCGGCAACAAGATCAACCAGAGACATGGAGAGCCTCATTCTTGAGAACGGTCACGGCTTCTTCGCCTCCGGCTTCGCGGACTCGTACATTTTCAATACGCCGTACACATAACGTGGATATGATCTGCCGGATTGAAATTCTGCGCTATCCCGGTGGTGCGGGAATAGTCAGTTAGAACAACGGCGGTGGTCGATCCGTTCGTCCCAGTCTGTACGACGTTATGACTTGCTGGCGTTGTAACGTCGGCTGCGCTGCAGACCCAGCCCGTAGTTGCGGCAGGCATCGTGAGCGTGCCGGTCGAGCCGCAAGTTGCCGCACCTATTAGAATGTCGAAAGCCGCTGTGCCATTGTTGGCCGAGAGCGCAGTGACAGGAGAGCCGGTACTGCAAAAACCGGATGCAATGGATGGTGCTGTGGCGGACCAAAGAAGGTTGGTAAATGCATAGGCGATAG